GGATGACATCCGGTATTTTGTTTCCACGATTTTGCAGCGACAACAACCGGATGCCTTTTTCACAGCGGCGGTGAAGCGACATGGTGGATGAGACAACAGGGAACAGACAGCATCATCAGAAGGGAGGCAAAAGAAATGGCACTTTTTCACCGAAAAAAACGAGTCCCATCACAGGCAATCCTGCTCTCCGCAGAGCGGCAGCAGCATCGGGAGGAAGCAGTGTTGCAGCAGGATGCTGTGGCGTTGGAATTGTATCAGCGGCTTCGTTATGCTGTGCCGATTATCGATGCGGCATTGAGTAAAATTATCCGGCTGACAGGCAGCTATACCGTGACGGCTTCGGATCAGCGAGTGCAGAAACAACTGGATGCATTTGTCCAGCAAGTGCCCTGTGATTTGAGTGGGCAGTCTTTGCAGTGTTTTACAGATCGGTTTCTGGATAGCTTGTTGACGTGCGGCAATGCACTGGGGGAAATCCTGTTGGATCAACGTTGTGGTTGCATAACCGGATTGCATTGCGCCAGACCGGATCTGGTCACGCTGCAACCGGATGCCAAAGGCGGACGACAGTTCTATCTGCGGACGACGGATGGCACAACAGAAGCCCAGCCGCTGCCCCATCCGGAACGGTTGTTGTTCAGTGCGTTGCATCCGCCAGCCGGACAGATTTACGGCATGTCCGTTTTGCACGGCACACCGGCACTCTGCAACATTCTGCTGCGGATTTATACGTGTATCGGACAGAATTACGACCGCATCGGCAATATTCGCTATGCGGTGACCTATCACCCATCCGATGACCCCACAGAGCGTGCTTACACCGCAGAACGAGCACAGACCATTGCAAAAGAATGGAGTGCCGGAATGCGTTGCAGTGCAGATGGAGAAGTACGGGATTTCATCTGTGCCGGCGATGTGGATATCAAAGTCATCGGGGCGGAAAATCCGCTTCTGGATACCGAAATTCCGGTGCGGCAGCTGCTGGAACAGATCGTTTCAAAGCTGTCCATTCCCCCATTTTTGTTGGGGTTGAACTGGTCTTCTACCGAGCGGATGAGTACACAGCAGGCAGATATTCTGACCTCAGAACTGGAATATTATCGCCGTCTGTTGACACCGGTCATCCGGCAGATCAGCACGGCTTTTCTGCGGACAATTGGTTCTACAGCAGAAGTCACGGTCGAATGGGAAAATATCAACTTGCAGGATGAAACCGAGTTGGCGTTGGCAAGATTACACACCGCACAGGCAATGGAAATTGAACAGCGTCTCGCACATTGAGTTTTGAAAATTGAAAGGAGTTTTTTTATGTATCAGAATGTAACATTGGAAAAGGGTATGTATCATCTTACAAACAAGAGCTTTTTGCAGGCACTGGAGGGCGTTGACCCTTCGGCACAGTATGCAGAAACACCGATGGCAGGATTGGATGCTTATGAACGGCAGCTGAAGCGATTTGATATCCGGATGAACGGCCCACATTGTGATCGGGTCGAAAAGTTTTTTAATAGCACAGAAAGTGCAGTCCTGTTTCCGGAATTTGTCCGCCGTGCCATCCGGCAGGGCATGGAAACTTCCATGTTGTCAGAAATGACCGCTGTGGAAACCCACACAGACAGCAGCCAGTATCTCGGTTGCACGCTCTCCGAAACAGACAGCTACAGCACGACCACGGCACAGAGCAAGGCACTGACCGCTTCTACCATTCTGGAAGAATCCGATGCGCTGGTACTGAATAAGTACGGCAGACTGGTAAAGTCTTCTTATGAAGCCGTTCGTCGGCAGCGGCTGGATGTTTTTGCCGTGTTCCTGCGCAGCGTAGGCATGCAGCTGGCACAGGCATTGATGCAGCAGGCAATTACTACACTGACCGCAAGTGCTGGTTCGACCACGGCAAAGGCAGGTTCTGCGCTGGCATACAGCGATCTGGCAACGCTCTACGGCAAGTTTACCACATATGATATGAATACACTGTTGGTTTCCCCGAAGGTTGCTGCAAGCATTCTGGCAATGACACAGATGGAAAAAGTGATCCCGGTGATGCAGGAACAGCAGGTGCGCTTGCCGTTCGGCACAGCATTGTGTAAAGTGCCACAGATGAGCGATAGTGTCATCATTGGTCTGGATAAGGAATTTGCACTGGAAATGGTGACAGGTTCTGATCTGATTCTGGAGACAGACCGTCTGATTGAAAATCAGTTGGATTTGATTGCCGTTTCCTTGCAGTGTGGCTTCCGTGTGCTGACAGAAAATGCGGTGCATAAGATGACACTGTAATCCGGATAGGAGGGATTTTGATGGAAACGATGCAGACACAGGAAGAACTGTTACAAGCATTGAACCAGTTTACACGCCGGACACACAGCGCAGAGGAAGTCTATATTTTTGATGTGCTGCTCTGTGACAATGAAATTGATCGGGATTTCGAACGCTTTTCCGATGAAGCGTTGAAGACGATGCAGACATTGTTCATCGGGAAAACCGGCATTTTTGACCACAACCCATCCGGTACCAATCAGACAGCCCGTATTTTTGCAACCCGACTGGAAACCCATCCGGAACAGAAAACCAGCACCGGCGAAGATTACACTTGTCTGAAAGGCAATGCGTACATGGTACGCACCGATGCCAATCAGGATCTGATTCGGGAGATTGATGCCGGCATCAAAAAGGAAGTCAGTGTTTCCTGCGCCGCAGCGTCTCGTACTTGCTCGGTGTGCGGCAAAGACCGCCGCACAGCGGCTTGTCCGCATGTACAGGGGGAAGTGTATCAGGGACAGCTCTGTCATACGATTTTGTCGGATATTACAGATGCCTACGAATGGAGCTTTGTTGCAGTACCGGCACAGCGACAGGCTGGTGTCACAAAACAGTACGGCGGTGCAGCAGAGACAGAGCGAGTGGCTGTGTTACAGAAGCAGTTGCAGGCGCAGAAAGCGCAGCTGGAAGCGGCAGAAGCCGATATCCGACAGGAAATTGTACGGCTTTGCTATCTCTCCGGTCATCCGTTGCAGAAGAGCATTTTACAGTTGACTGATGGGATGGATTATGAGAAGTTAGTGCCATTCCGCACACAACTTCGGGAGGAAGTCCAGAAGCAGGGCACGTCGCAGCTGCAACGTGCGGAGCAGGCAGCGACGGAATGGGAATCTTTACAGCAATTTCAGTTAAAATAAAGGCAGGAGGAATTTGATTTTATGCAGACGGAGACAGTACGTGCCATTTTCCGAATCATGTCCGGTGTGGAAGATGTGCAGTCTTACGAAGCATTGATTGGTGCAGCGATGGAAGAAATCAAAATGGCATTGCGACCGGATTGTGACAGCAGCAGCGTCCATCTGCACCTGTTGGCAGCTGCCACGGCAAACTGTGCTTATCGGGAGATACAGGCGGCACAGGCGCAGACAGCCTGTACGTATGCCGGCACGGTTGCACAGCAATCCGATCTGACAAAACAGGTCGAAGCAGCGCAGAAATTGGTGAAACGATACCGAACGCTTTGTAGTCACCTTCTGCGGGATGCGCAGTTCTGTTTTTATCAGATTCATCATCCTGTCAAGGAGGAACAAGCAAATGATACAACAGATTCTGCAACAACTGCAAACACAGCTGCAAGCAGTGCCAATGACAGTGTACACAGCGTATGACCATCTGCCGTTGCGACAGAAGGCAACGCCTTTTCTGGTGTTGAATCTCTCCAAGTGGGAGACAGATGCACCGCTCAAACGGGAGACACAGTGTATGATTCCGTTTTCTGCACAAGCTACAATTACGCTGCTGTTGCCGAAGGAATCCGGCGTACAGGATTTGTATGATGCTTTCACAGAGCTTGTGCTGCCTGTCCTGATGACAGACTGCAAGGTGCAGAAGGTTGCATTTTCTGCACCGCAAACAGAACCGTTGCTACAGAAACAGAGCCTGACGGCATCTTGCACGGTCTATGGCTGGCTTCAGCCGGCAGCGCCGACAACGGAAACGGAGGCATCCTGATGGCATATCAGTGTACGTTACAGGAAAAGCGGTCGTTTCCGGTCACCATTGGCAGCAATCTATTTTATGTGGAACAATATCAGCTGTCCGGTGTGCGGCAGTTTACAGAGCAGACGACGGTTTCTGGCACAACGGTTTTCACCAATCAGGCGATACGGGCAAGACGGCTGTATCTGGATGGGCGGTTCTTGCGGACAGATCCACCTTCCGCCATTTTATTGCAGTTGGATGCTTATTTAGTGGGCAATCAACGTTTTGTCGTGGAGCTGGACGGTGTGCGGTATGCAATGTGTCAGCTGACCCGTTACACCGTGAAAGAAGACGGCAGCACGGCAACGTTGTCCTGTCGGTTGGAGTGTATTGTGACCAGTGCCCTGACGGCAGCGGCAACGACAGACACAACGGCAGAAACCGAAGAAAGCTGATATCTGGAAAGGAGCTTTGGGATGGCACTGACTGTTACCATCTATAATATCACAGGGGCATCATATGTCTTTACGAAAATTTTGTCCTTTCAGCTGAAAAAAGAAGTCTACACGCCGTACACTGCGTTTTCTGCGCAGCTTGACACGGAGGGCTTGACCCAGTTCGGCACAGTCTGCCGGATTGTGGTACAGTATGGCAGCCGTGTGCTGCACGAAGGCAGTCTGGAAGAGATGACCGTGCGGACCCATACCAGCGCAACGTGGATGACGATTCTGTCTTACGGCTTTACCAAATTGCTGTTGCACAATGAATTAGAACCGGGCTTGTATCCCAATCTTTCCGTGGATGCGCTGTTGACGGGCTATTACACGTTTCCGGATGCGATTACGTGGGAAGCCAATGCGGATACCAGCAATTATGTTTATTTCAAGGAGCACATCCCCGTTTGGGATGGCGTTGTGACGTTGTGCTATAAGCTGTTGGGACGCTATCCCTATATCCGTGGCAGCAATCAGGTTTGCCTGCATCTGCCGAGCGATGCCAAGACGATGCGCATACAGACGGCGCAGACATTGGCATATGGGACAAAACGTCGCTATCGCAGTATGATCAGCCATTTTCATATGCAGGATGTGGATGGCACGTATAATCAATTTTCGCTGGTCAATCCACAGGCGACCGCCGTTTATCAGCTCCGCCACAAACAGATTTCGTTTGACCGTTCTTATGCCTACAATCCACAGAAAGCACTGGAATTTCGTTCCAACGTGGCACAGAACGGCTGGTTTCAACAGTTTGTCACCCTGTCCGGTATGGTGCTGTATGATTTAAATGATTGCCTGACCATCGTAGATGGTATGGAGAATGGCAGAATCTCTGCAATTACTTGGAAGGGGACGCAAACCGGCATTTCCACGACGTTCTCGGTTTACTTTGATGCGTTCCAGAATGCGTAAATCGTTCGATTCGACACACTGTTGTTTTTTCATCACTTTTTCTGTTTTCTGACTTGCAAAAAGAACGGAAACCATGTATAATAAGAAAAATATATGGACAGAAAGGTGTGTGTTGATATGAATATTTTTTTGGTGCTGGCGTTTCTTTTTGCCGTCGGCAGCGTGCTGGGCTGGGGACTGGAAGTGCTCTATCGCCATTTTGCCAATCGGCATCACAGGTGGATCAATCCGGGGTTTCTGGTAGGACCGTATCTGCCACTTTACGGATTTAGTCTCTGCATCTTGTATCTGCTGGCTTCTCTGGAGCATCATCTGCCAATTGAAAATGTCATTCTGCAAAAGGTGATTTTATTCGTTTGTATGGCAATCTGTATCACGGTAATAGAATATATTGCCGGATTGATTTTTATCCGTGGAATGAAAATCAAACTCTGGGATTACAGCAGCTGCTGGGGGAATATCAAGGGCATCATTTGTCCGAAATTTTCTTTCTACTGGATGGTATTGAGTGCGGTCTATTATTTTTTCATACACCCCTATATTCTGGACAGCCTGAACTGGTTGGCGCAGAATCTGGCATTCTCTTTTCTGATTGGTTTTTTCTTTGGGGTGTTTGTGTTGGATCTGGTTTATTCGTTGCGACTGGTGCGGAAAATCCGGCTGTTTGCAGCCGAACATCAGATTGTTGTCCGGTTGGAAGAGTTGAAAGCGAGCATTCAGGCGAACAAGGAAAAACGAGGCGAGAAATTGCGGTTCCTTTTCGCATTGCATTCCAGTGTCCCGTTGAAAGAACAGTTGGAACACTATCTGGAAGTGCCCAGTGTAAAAAAGCGGTTGCAGGAATTGCGGGAACGGATGCAGAGTAAACAAGATAAAAAGTGAAAATGGGATAAAATAAAAAAGCGGAAAGCAGAGAAAAAATCTGCTTTCCGCTTTTCGTTATGCTTCCTGCTTGCCAATCCGACTGGACGGATGTAAGGAAATGTGTGTTTTTTCCAGCACCTTAATCAGTGCTTTTGCTGCAACAAATGCAATCACAAGGGATATACTATCCTTCAGCAGGTAAGGAACGGAAACCTGCAAGGCACTTGTCCAGAATCCTCTGCCTGCCAGTATGGAGAACTGCAACACGCCGCAGAAGTGACAGACCAGCAGACCGGCTGCTTGCAAGACCACGCAGAGCACATTGCCAAGCTTTTTGTTTTCCATAGATTCCTGCAACGCTGCTCCAGCACCGCAGA